TTCCGTTCGCATCATCAATCGAGGTCGTGAACTGTGGCCGGGTCGCCCGGAGATTACCCGATCCGGCTGTGACGTTTGTTCCGTTCGACGTGAATCCGGTTATTCCGCCGAACGTGCCCGCCGCGTTGTATTGCACTTGCGTATCTGCGCCGCCCGGCGTGCCTCCGCCGCCCGCGCCTAGACTTACCGTCGCGCCGTTGATCCTGGCTCGAAGCGCATTCGTCGTCGAGTTATACCAAAGGTCGCCATTAACCGGCGTACCCGGATCGGCGGCGACCGCTCCGACATTTAAGCCGGATTGATTCGCGCCCGGATTGAAGGTCTGTCGAACGTCATCAACGAAAGCAAAGACGCCCGTGTCGTCGAGTGTAACGGCGCTATTCTGTATAAGCTTTCCTGTCGCCGTATCAAATCGAGCGATCGCGTTATCTGTCGCGCCCGCTGGCCCGATCACGTCGCCAGTACCGACCGTGATCGTCGCGCCGTTCACTCTTGCCCGGAGTAGATTGCCGGCGCTGTCATACCATAGATCGCCGTTGATCGGCGTCGCAGGATCGCCAGCGAGCGCGCCCACGTTCAAGCCAGACACATTCGCGCCCGGATTGAAAACCTGTCTGACATCGTCGGGAAATGTTAGGGCGCCGGCGTCGCTCAGCGTGATCGCGCTATTCTGAAGAAGTCGCCCGGTCGCCGCGTCGAAACGGGTCAAGGCTTCATCGGTCGCCGCCGCTGGCCCTGTGACATTGCCGACCCGGACGTAAGCGCCGCCGTTTTCACTAAACAGAAGCCGATTAGTCGCCGTGTCGAAATAGATCGCGCCTTGCGTTGCGGCTGAGACAGCCGGCGCCGCAAACGCGCCGAATCTGACCGCGCCGTCAGTGATGTTTCGCGTTATCAGCGAAAAAAGATTGTTAAGCGTAATGCTGAGCGAGCCTGCCGCGCCTAAGCTGAGGTCGTCAATGTAAAATAAATCGGTCGGCGCTTGGCCCGTGCCGATGCTGCCTAGTAATGAAAGCTTTGACGACATATTTCGGTCTAGGTTGAATCTTCGAGCAAAAGCGCATCCGTTCCCGTGCCTGGATCGCTTTCGAGTAAAAGCTTACTCGACCCGTCGCCGGGGTCATCTTCGAGCAAAAGAAAACTCTCGATGCCGACGAAGGTCGCGCCGCCGCCGCTCTCGCGTTCGTGAATCCATAAGGGCGGAAGCGGCGGATGTCGCTTTTCGTAAGACAATGCCATCGCTTCTCATTACGGGCTATTGCTGAAGTATGTTGACTCGGAATCGCCGATCTTGCCGGCAGTGATCGCGCCTAGCAGATAGCCATAAACGAGCGTTCGTATAAACGTGTCAGTCGTCGGAGAAGCGGGAAGCGTGATGCGCAAGACGGCCCGGTTATCACTCGATATGAACAAGAATTCTTCGGTGTCGAGAAATATAAAGCCCGGAAGGATCGGCGTCCATCTGATCTCAGCCGGCGTGATGCCTACGACTTCACTCGATACCCAAACGGCGTTTCCGGTCGGTACGGGCAAGTGTAAGCCATACCCGGCGTTTGCAATGTTCGTTGTAAAGGCGTAGCACTCAACGCGAGTGATCAACAGATAGGCCGCATCCTGCGGGACTTGATAAGAAGCAAGCTCAGCCTCGCCAGCCGCCCATGTGACAATGTCGCCGAACTTAATCGGCTTGATTTCATGCCACATTTTTATCGCTTCTTCTTCGTCTTTCGGATGACAGGCTTGTACGATCCTGTGTTTTTCTTCTAGTTGAAGCATATCAAAACTCGCAAAGGCGAACGCCGCGATACGTTACTGTTCCATGTGTAATCGTGCCGCCGCTTCTGTTGTTTTGCTCGACAAGCTGCACTCGTTGATCGCGGTCGAGAATGATCGGCTTCGGGAAAGGCGATGACACGTTGACCTGTACGATACTTCCGAAGGTCGCTTGAACCGGCGTAAAAATAGGCGTCCATGTGTCGCCCTTCCGGGTCGGATTCATTTTTGAGACGATCCTTTCGGGAAAGTTGCCGGTCGTGAATTCAGCCGGCGAATCAAGAAAGCTTGCGTAAGCGCCATGCAATTCGACGACGCAATTATTGCCCGGTGTATACTGTACAGCTTGCTTGTCTTCTGCGAGAAGCCAGTCACCGAAGGGCCGATTGTTTGAGGGCGACGGACGAAGGCCGAAGGGAATGCAGGCAAACCACGGTAAGCGAGCGCCGACCGGAATTTCTTGACCGTTCGGCATCTTGACCGATTGCGGCGCCCTGAAGCCCGGCGTGTTGTTGATCAACTGAACGCCGACCATAGTCAAGCGAGCGGTCACGGTCGGAACTGTGTCGAGTGTCCACGGTAAAAACGAAATCTTCAGCGTCGTATGAGCCGGCAAGAAAAAAGCCTCCGGCAATTGCTGAATCGGCATGACATTCAAGTCCATGCCGGCGACCGCGCCGAGTGGAACGTATCCGACCTGATTTTCCATGACCCATGAAAGCCCTGTCTCAAGGTGTTCAAATTGAACGTAGAGATTACCGCTAGGCGTAACAGGGTCGTTTACTGCCGGCGATTGCGTCGCAGACATCCCGAAGATCAAGACGTCGTGTTTATTCGGGCGCGTCTGAAACGTTCGCGGCGCTGTGAGAGAGGGCGGAGGCGCGGCGATCGTCACTAAGGTCGTCTCATACCATAGCGGCTGTGACGGATAGTAGGCGGCGATCGCGCGAGCGTATGGCGTCCATTCTGGATTGCTGCCCCACGCCGACCCTACAAAATTCCCTGTCTCGATAAGACAGGGCTTTGTCAGTTCTTGATCGTTCATGGAAGTATTCCCAAACTGTAATCCCAACCATCGCCTTGAATCGGATTCGTCAGCCGCAGACCTCGCCAAGTGAACAAGCCGCCCGTTACCGGCGCGGCTGTGCCGTTTGTAAACTGCAACGACAGCCGACCTTGCTTCTTGATGAAGTAAGGTTGAATCAGAGGCAGATTCGGCAAGGCTTGCGAGAAGATGCCGGCAATCGCATTGACCGGAACGTCTTGCGGATTCGCCGTGTCGTCGGCCATCCATTCATAAGGCGGGTTTGTTCCCTTGATCCTTACAAGCACTTCGGCATTTGAAAAATTCACCGACGCCGAAAATAAAAGAATGTCCTCAGTCACGACGGTCGTGAAGACTGGCGCGGGTCTTTGGCCGGCGACGCCTGTGAAGTTGATTGGAATCGTGTCTTCGTAGGGCAAATGGGTCTGATAGAAGCCCATTATTCTATACGTGTACGGTGTGAAGTAATACATAACGCTCAACGTCCTTTACTTGGGCAAGCCTGCGGCGTGCGCCATGCCTAACGTGTAGACTATTTTTGCATGACCTTCGATCGCGTTGTCGTACGCGGCCTTTTCTGCCTTCGTGAAATAAAGCGTCCGACCGTTGTTGAGCAACGCGACATATGGGCAGAAGGGATGCCACAGACGAAGCCGCCCGCGCGTCGTGATCGTTTCGATGTTGAAAAGCGGCAACCTATGCCGCCCGATTTGGTGAACTGGATTCATATTTACTCGTCAGTCAATTCCGTGAAGTTTCCTTGCGCGTCAAGCTCGCCGGCGACGAGGTCGTATTGCTTGCCGAATTTCGCCTTCAACTGTGCGAGCCTTTCGTTTACTTCCTTCTTCGTGCCGTAAGGCTGTTGAATAAACGGCGTGCGAGTCTTTGCGTTGAAGATCGTGTACGAGGCTTTGTGACCGGTCGCCGGCTTCCCTGCCTTGACCGCTTCCTTGTTTGCTTCCGCCATGTTCTCTCCGTGTAATCAAGATCAGTTTAAAAAACGGAGCGGCGACGAAAGCCGCCGCCCCATAAGGCAAAGTGAATCGTCATTGATCAGCCCGTGATCGGCTGAATACCAATTCCTTGCAATCCGACGACAATGCGAACTGGCCCGGTCGCCGTCGTGTCGAACGGGTTTTGCACACTCATCTTGACGCCGAATTTCGTCAGTTCTGGAATGTGCCGCATAATCGGCATTTGGCAACTGTAGCCGAAGCCGTTATTGATATAACCATCCGACACGGCGAACGCCGGAGCCGTCGCGCCAGAACACATTGACGCGAAGCCCGTGACACCGAATTCGCCGGAAGGAAAGCGCCACAGCGGGCCGTCTTCAAAATCCGTTTGATTCACAAACAGCTTGAAGTACGTTCCTTCTTGAAACGCTCGCATAACGTTGCCCATTTTGACGCCGTCCGCCGCGACTTCCGACGTCAGCGAGCCGGGCGCTAGCGTCAAGTTGATCGCGTTGCCGGTCGTCTGTACCGTGTCGTCGAGCGCTGAAGGCAAATGGACTTGAACAGTAATAGCCCAAACAAGCGCCTCGTATCCTTTCGATAACTGCCCGCCGTTCGTTATCCAGCGCGTGACATCAATTTCTTGTTTGACATAGGTTGATGTCGTCGTGATGAACAACGATTGCTGCGAGCCGATCGCGTTTTGAAAGAAGACGAAATCTTTTGTGGGCAGTACGCCCGCGTCAATCCTCAGCGTGTCATACAGAACGACGCCAGTGATCGAGGCGAGCCGCGCATTTGCGGGCGATCCATATCGCGCCGTCAAAAAGTCGGCGATCTGTTGATAGTATGCAGGGTTGATGCCGTCGAGCGTTGAAGGCAGACCCGGCATGCTACTAGCAGTAAAGCCGAACTGCGGAGCCATGTCGTATTGTCCGTACATTGAAAATTCTCCCTGACTGTTGATAAGGTGAACTAAGTTATCGTCGGGGTTTCACCTAGCGACCCCAAACGCCCGGCCTTACGCCGATTCCCTGCATTCCTTTATTGCCCGGTACTGCGGGCGGCATCGGCGCTATACCCGGAGGGATACCGGTCACAACACCAATACCTCGCATCGGGCGACGCTGCCAACCCGGAGGCGCCGCCATCGTAGGGTTTCCCACGCCACCTATGGCGCTTCGTACGATGGGCTGTAAAACTTGCATGGCGGCTGTCGCAAAACCGAAGATCAATGTCGGATGCGCAAAGCGTCGAGTGAATGAGAACATTTCAAACGCCTTGCTCAATAGCCAACCTGACCCGGCTGACAGAATCGGCGCGTTGTACTGACCGAACGGCAGCATGCCGCCGACGAATCGAGTTACAACCGGCTGGAAAAAGCCTAGACCTATTCCGGCGACCGTGAAGTTGATGATCTCCGTTCCCGCTCCGCGCAACGGATTGTGATGACGCCGGCGAGTGTGTCGGCGACGATGCGGCGGATTCGCCGGATTGCCACGCTTCGCATAAGTGCGGCGGGTTGATTTACGCCGGGTTGAAGCCCGCTTTGCAGTGTGCCGCCGCTTGTGTACCGGGTTAGTCGGATTGGCCGGATTGCTGCGCTTGCGGCTCGTTTTCCGCTTCGCGCTTTTCCGTTTAGTAGCCATTTTTTTGCCTCTCTTTCGTGGATTGACCGTTGCCAACATCGGCAAGGCCGGATTTGCTACTCTACGAGCGACCATAAAATCACTCTCGCTTTCTGGCTTGCTTCTTCTGACTTTGTGGAACGTGAGCGGCGGCAAGCAAGCGCACGCGCACAAACTTTAAAAATCAATTCTCGATGCCGCGCGAAGTGATGCGGTAGTCTCCGCCTTTAAACTTCAATTCGCCCTTTTTCGTGACGTGAAGATGCGGGCGCGCGCCGCCTTCTTCGCCCATGTGATGAAACCAAATCGTCTTCGGATAACCTAGATGTGGCTTCGCTTCGAGGTATTCGATTTCCTTGACCTCGCCGAGATCGCGCGCCGGGCCGTGAAATAAGGGCGCGTTGATCGTCGAGCCGAGATGCAACTTGTAATTCTCGTCACAGCAAAGCCAGACCTCGCCCGCAGGATTGCTCAACGCGATCGGATGCCCGCGCTTTAACTTGATCTTGATTAACTTGCCTAGCTTGGCGATTCCCTGCGGCGTGCCGTCTGGAAAATACAAGGTCGAATTCTTTTTGTGTCGCCCGGCAAACGTCTTGCGAATCTGCGACGCGGTCGGATTACGCCCCAACCTATGAGCATATCGAGCCGGGCCGCGCGCTGCCTTTGCGATCCGCTTCGCTTCCGCCGCCGTGAATCCGTACCCTTTAAGCTTTGCGACAACTTGCGCCGATGACATGCCTTGCGAATACCAAAGATGCGCATGCTGTCTAAATGTGACTTCGCTTGGCGACCGCTTGCGATCCTTTCCTGTTAACGCCCGACCGGGATTAACCTTTACTCGACCGTCTTTGATTTGCTTCCGAAGCATCCGGGCTTCCCATTCGGCTTGCTTCTTGTCGTACGACTCCGCCATTTGCTCGCCGAGATCGCGGTTTGTCGAGGTCGAGAGCAAGACGACATATTTATTGCGGCCCTGTGTTGTTCCGCGAGTCTCGACCCATATCGAGCCGACCTTGCGGCGCTTGATCTTCTTTCCGCGTCCGCCCGGATTACGGTTGTAGTCGGCGACCGCCGCTTTAGCTTCCGCGATCGTGTTGAACTTGCGCCGCTGATACTGATTCAAGCCCGACGGACTGATGCCCGTTTGGTAGCCGGGTACGCCTTGAATCGTCCAGCTTGCCGTATATTTGCCGTCAGGCGTTGACCTGATCGAGATGATCGCCTTGCCGATTTTGTAACGCTCAACAAGTGTCGGGTCTGCAATCTTGCGCGGATTGGCGCGCTTTGGCTTCCGCTTGCGAGCCGCGAGCGCGCGATCAACGCCGGCCAATCTTGCGCGCACAACACTTGCGGCCTTTGTCTCTTTTCCACCTTCAAGCCACTTCAAATGAGCCGCGACTTGCTTTCTGTAACCTTTCAACAATGGCAGCGACCAAATTGAATAATCTTCGGGATTGCCCGGATTCCGACGCTTCGATGCCGATCGCTTCGGCGCGGCCTTCCGAGACTTCACAGTCTTGACCGTCTTTTTCGCGGAACGCTTCGCGGCTTTTTTCTTTGCGGGCTTGCGCTTCTTCGCATACGTGCGCTTTTCGCCGACCGCAGACGGTTTATATTTCTTCTTCGACTTGCGCCGAACGCCCGATGATGTTTGCTCGACGCCTGATCGAATCGGATGAAATATGCCGTCCGCATCTTTAAAGCCGGCAATGTTCTTGCGCCTCGCCTTGTTCCCTTGCCGCTTAACTACTTCGACGTTGATCGTTCCGACCTTACTTTTCAACGTCTGCCCGCCTTGCGTCCATTCGTAACCGCGCGCCGACGTCTTCGTGCATACGTACGAGAAGCCCGCGCCCGGAAATGTAAACGTGTCGCCAATTTTTAAGTCTCGGAATCTTGTCGCCATGTTTCGCTCTTTCTTCACGTAGTAAAAGCCCGTTGATTTGTCGAGCCAGACATGAGGCTTAACTTGCATCGCGCCTCGACCCCACGGAAAAACTTTTTTTCCGATCTGCCAACCTTCAGCAACCCGCTTCGCGCTTCCCTTGATGACGAGGTCTGTATATGGGTTTTTCACCTTCAGCGAATTCGCTATGCTTAACAGCGCCGCCGCCATCATCACAGGATTTTTCCCATATTGCTTTCTGACCGTGCGGGCGGCGACTTCTTTTTCTCTTCCTTTGTAACGGCCTGCGGCCTTCGAGCTTTTCAAAATGTCCTCGTATTCGCGTTGAGCGATCGCCGGCAATCCGGGCAGATGTACGCCGCCCGGATTTCGACCGACGACGAATTTTTCGTAAGCTTCGCGGTCAAATCGTTCGATCGCTTTTTCAGCCTTACCCAAGCGCATGCGGGCCGCGCGAGCGTTCGCGCCCTTGATTGGTTTATCGAGCGCCTTCAGAGCGGCGATATAATTCGACCATAGCTTTTCCCATTGCGTAGACTGTGAAGCGTTTGGATTCTTTTTCATCACGCTTACCGCTCCGTAATAATCCCAACGGCCTTGACCGTCTTGACGCCTGACCGTCAACTTACGATCAGCCGGCGAGAGCGAAGCCGCGTAATCATGCCGATGCAAGGCGACGGCGCCCTTGTCCGCAAGGCTGACTAGAATCTTTTTAGTCGTCGCTTTCGGATAGCTGACAGCCTTGACGACCCTTGCGACTTCCGCCATTCCGCCGCGTCCGACGTGCGCGATTGCCCTCAAAACTGTTTGCTCTTGATCTGTCATCGCTTCAACAACACGACGCCGCCTAGCACAAGCACACCGACGCCGATCAACGCGCCAGTGACGCCCGCAGTGATGCCGCCGACCGCGCCCTTGATTCCGAGCGTACACGCGACCCAATCGCCAAACTGCATGCTCGACCATTGACAGTCGCCCGGCGCGCCCGGCCCTGTGTTGTTTCGCCTAGCCTGATCTTGCGCCGCCGTCTTCTGATCTGGCGTAAGTTGATCGAACTTACCTAAGCCGAATTGACAGTCAAACCAATCTCGAAAATCCATTGTTGACCAGTCGCAGACCTTCGGCGGGCCGGCCTGATCAACGCCGGGCTTTCCGACGTTGCCCGGCGCAACATAATCAATCAACGTCTCATCGCGCCTCGTCGTGTAAATGCTCGGAAGGTATTGCGCGATTCCATACTCGACCATGTCGCCGAACGCGTTCGCGGTCGGCAAGCCTGTGCGGGTCGTCGCGCTCACTGTGATATAGCCGTCGCTGAAATAGCCGGGCGGATTCACGGCGACGTTGACGTCTGAAAAAGTAACGCCGTCGTTTAGGTAGTTATAAAGCGGCCCTTGAATGTATGAGACAATCTGCGGCTCAAGTCGGTCAATTTCATCCGACGAGATCGCATGCGAAATCTGAAACGGGAAACCGACCCGCACGCGCGACCCTGCCGCAAGCTCGCCCATGAGCGCACCTAGCAAGCCGCTCATCAAGCTTGATTCGCCGACCTTGCTTTTGCATCCACAGCCGCAAGCCATTACGTCGCCCTCCGATGTTGAATCGTCATGCGCCTTTCGTCTCCGCCGCTCATCAGTAAGAGCGCGGCGAGCAATGCTGCCCACAACCACGGAGGCGTATTTTTAAAAAGGTCTTCGATGCTCTGCCCTAAGCCGCCGACCGGAGCCGGCAAGGTGTTTGTCTGCGTGCCGATCCTTACGCAGCCTTCGATAACAGGGTCGAAGATGAAGCCCGGATTGCATCGCGGGATCGGCGCGCATCGTCTCAACCGCTGTGAGTAATACTGACCGCTTGGGCATGACGTCGCGCCCGGTATCGGCCTGCATTGCTGTGTGACAGGATCGCGCGCGTATCCGGTCGGACATGCGGTCGGCTTCTGTTGCTGCGCCGGAGGCTTCGACGGCGTTGACGACGTTCCGGTCGGCGGCTTCGGCGCGCTCGTCTGCGGAGCGGGAAACGGTACGCAAATATTTTGCTGCGGATGGCCGATCGGATACGGATGATAAGTACCCGGCGCGCACGCGGGCGGCAAATTCGGTTGACCGCTCGCCGGCGACAAAGGCAAAGGCAAAGGCGGAGGCGGAATCGGCCCTTCGGGAAACTGCGGCACGTACGGCGGCGTTTCCCACGGGTTGTAATTCGTGTAAGGCAACGGATAAAACGGCCCTTCCGGTAAGTTGGGCGGGCTTGGCAATTCGCTTACCGATTGAGAGATCACGATCGAGCCTTCCGATTCTCTCAACGCTTGATAATCCTGATCGGCCAATTGCGCCGCCGTGTCAGGATCAACACCGAACGCGCGCCAGTCGTCATAGATTCCGCGCCATTGATCGTCCGCCCCGTTGCCGAAGTCGTAAAACGTATCGGCGACCGGGTCGTAAAAGTAACCGCCGCCGCTGTCAATAAAGCCTGTGAACGGATCAATCATCAAGGCTTGATCGGCGACCGGGCCGAGATCGCTTTCCGTGCCGGCGCCGTAGCCGTAATTGAAGTCGCCGCCGAAGCCTTGATCGAGCGTCGGCCATGATGTCGTGTCGAAGCCCCACGCGATCGCGTCGCCCTCCGGCGAGACGTTATCAGGCAGACCGAAGCCCGGATCAATTACGAAGTCGCCGCCGCCCTGCCCGTAGCCGTAAACGAAGTCGCCGCCTAAGTCGTAACTTCCGCCGCTGACATCGCCGCCGCCGCCACTATCGAAATAATTTGAGCCGTCTTCCATTCCCATGATTACTGCCTCATTTCTTCGTCAGCTTGATGAAAAGGAAAATGCCGCCGCCGATCACAAGCCATGTCGGGACTTGTGTCCCGAACAGGTTCATCGTCTGATCGAAGAAGCCTTGCGGCTGTGGAACGGTCGCCGGCAACGTTGACGCGGGCGGCGTAACCGGGCTGACCGTGAAGAAGATTTGCGCCGCGTCGCGCGTGCCGTCCGCATCATTGACTATCGAGACGATTCTTTCCCAGTACCCGACGTCTTCGTCTGCGAAGGCCGGATGCGTCAATTCAGCCGTGCCGTTTCCGCCGATGACTTCGCCGTTCGACTTTTCGTATTCAAGGCTTTCGCCATTCTTCCAAGTTGACCACAGCACGCGCGCGCCGGGCTTCGCCGCGATGATTCGGTACGTCGCTTGATCGCCGACGAAGTACGCGGGCTTGTCCGCGCTCAAAGACGCCTTGACCGCTCTAAGTAGACGCATGTTATTTACCTCGACCGCTTGCCGGCGAAAAACAGAAGAAACGCGCCAGCCGCAAAGATCAACGTCGTCGTTGAAATTTGAACGCCGCCGACCGGCTTCGGCGGCGCGGGCGGCAAGGCGTCTTGCCTCAGCGTCGGCGACGGATATTGCGGCGCGTAGATCGGCGCGTAGATATCCTGCGGCGGATAACCGCCGACCGCGACCCGTGCGACATCCTGCGCCGCTCCGATTCCCTGCGAGATGAGATCAACCCATGTCGGATTGTCGTCGAAGTAACCTGGATATTCGTATCCGGGGTCTTCCTGGCAACCGGAAGGGCCGCAGAAAGGGCCATAGTCGGGACGGATCGGTAATTGCGGGTAAGGGTCTGGCCCGTACATTTGACTCATAATCAAGACCTCGTTAGAAGATGGGTTGAACTAATTCGACGCCTTCGGGCGGCAACGTTTGCCGCCATCCGACGTCGCCGAGCGGTCGCCCGCTCTGACCGTCCGCCGTAGGATCGAGCGCGACCCATTCACCGCTTTTATAAATCTCAACTTCAACGTAGACATGACTGAAGCCCGCGCCGTCAGGGTCTTGCGCGACGAAGCGCGGCATGTACCCGATCGCCGCGAGCAACGTCGCAAGGCATGTTGACTTCGACACGCAATCACCTTCGCGCGATTCGACCAAGCGCCGGCAGTCTTTCACGACTTGAAGATTGATCGGATGCTCGACGTACGCGATCTGATCGCGTACGAAGTAATAGAGCGCGCCGACCCGGTCGCCGCCGTTGCCGATGATCTGTTTCGCTAGGTTTCGATTGAGTGGATCGTTGAAGCCGGAGAAGTCGGGCGGGATTTCACCTTTAACCGCCCGCGCCATCACTTCGAGGCTTTGCAATGTGCCGTCCTTACCGTCTCGAAGTGGTTCGTAAGTTATGGCGGCATGCGCGCGGCGAAGTGGATAGCGATCGCCTGTTATTGTCGCGCTTGATTGTGCCGCCATAAGCCGAGAGCCTTTGCAATCCGTGAGCGATCGCTATCCACGCGCACAAAACCACACGACAGAATGACTTGTCAAGATCATTTCGTTGACTGGTACATGATAACCATGTTATTAACTACTCGATGAGCCTCTTGCTTTCTCAATACTCTATTTCAGATTTCAGACGGAGATCACAAAGTTATGCCGAGAAAAAATAATTCACAGCCCCAAACCAAAGAGCGAAAGAAGCGGGCGACAGTAAACGCAACGCATTCGATCAAGTTTACCGCGCCGACGATCGTCGAAGACTCTTCAATCGTCACGCCCGAAGACGAAGACGTCGAGGTCGAAGCCGAAGAAGCCGGCGCGTTGATGGACTTTGAAGACGACGCCGGCGACATCGAAGTCGAGGTAAAGCGACCGCCGACCGTCAAGCAAAAGTTGCGCGCGAAGTTTACCGCGCGAGGCATCGGCGGGTCTGAAGAATTAAAGCTTCGGATTGATCGCATGCCAACCTACGGGCAAGACGGTCTAGCCGGCGTTAGGACTGATAAGCAATTTTGCGGCGTCGTAACCTGTAACGACTCGTATTTCGATAACGATAATTACTTGATCAGAATTCAGCAAAGCTACGGGCCGGGCGATTACTGGCTTACGCTTCGACACAAGAATACGATCGTTCAACAATGGGTCGAAAGCGTCGGAGGCTTCCCCGTTGCGCAGGCTGTGAACGAGAACGGTCAACCCTCGCCGACGATCATCAACTATCAGCCGCCGAATCAAGCCGGGCCACAAGCGCCCGACACTCTCGGACAGTTACGCGGCGCCCTCCGGCTCGTCAAGGACTTCCGCGAAGACTTAGGGCTTGTAATGCCGCAGGCCGCGACATCGCAAGCGCCGCCCGCCCTCGACGCCGAAACGGCCTTCCTTCAAGGTCTGGCGCACGACGACAAGTTTATGGATCGAATCCGAAACGGCACGCTTAAACATATTTTCGGAGACAAGGCCGCGCCCGATGACGAGCCGGGCTTTGCTGCGATCGCCATGAAGATGGTTGAAACCGGACAGGCCGACAAAGCAATCAACGCGGTCGCCAACTTTGCGCTAAAGCTCGCCGATCGCATCTTGCCGAATTGGGGAAATCACAATGGGTCGTCGCAGATGGGCGCGCAGGCTATACAGGATCAAGGGCCGGCGAACGCTGGACAACAAGACATATCACTTTCTAGCGTTCAAGGCGGGCCACATGCCGCGCTGCAACAGGGCAACGGAGGGTCAACCGGTCGGCAAGTGGATGGCGCGTATACTGCGGCGAACGCTTCCGCATATCAAAATTTGTCGCCGCAGCAACAAGCGTTGATGATCCTATTCGACGACTGCCGCATGAAGCTTCCACCGCAAATCGCATACGACAAACTCATGGACTTGGCCGAAGCGGTTTACGACCAAGCGCCGGCGTATTCGCTTTACCCTTACCTTACATACTTCGGAGACATGACGATTGATGACGCTCTCGAATTCGTCAAGACTCAACCGGGCGGCGAAGAGGTCGCGGCCCTTCCCCACGCGTGCGTGTGGACAGAAGAAGTACAGCGATTGATCAAAGAGAGCCGAATCGAGGATGACGAAGCCTAATGGAGATCAAAATATCAGACGTCATTGAAGCCGTCAGCGCGTTCGCTAGTCCGAGTCTTTTAGAGCTTGTGGCGATCGGCGAACAGATGACAACGCCGGATGGAAGATGGCTCGCCTTTCAAGACTGGCTCAAGAAAAATCCGAGATGGCGAAAGAGTGTCAACAACTGGATGAAGCTTGAAGCCGCCGAAGCCTTCGCCAAGTTGAAAGAGGCGATCATCGCAGACTCGGAAAATCCGGCGATGTTTCGATTCTTGATCAAGAAATTCGTCAACGCTGAAATGGAAGCCCGAATAATTCGATCTATCGAGACGCTTCAAAGGCTTTACAAAGAGCGCAAGAAGCCGAACACAAAAACGAAAGCGAGGATTGATCAATAATGCCAGACGAAGTGAAAGAAACGCCGACAGCGATCGAGGGCGCGATAATCATGCCCGCGCCGCCTTCGTTCAATCATCAGACTTTTAGAAATCCGAACATGTCGCCCGCCCCGCGCCGGCGCTATCAACCGATTATCGAGACGGAGCCGGACGGCGACGACGACGGCGACGATCTTGAATTCACTCACTACACTTGCCGATACGACGACATCGAGGGCGCGAACGAAGGCGCGTCGGCTCTCGTCAGTTTGCTTGATGACGGCTGGGCGATCGAAGACAAGATCGTTTGCCCGCCGTTCGTAACGGTCATTTTCAGCCGCGTTATAGACCCGGAGGAATAACATGCCGAGACTGAGACGTTCTCATAGGTCATACGTCGAGCGCCAATACGAGCGCAAAACCATTGCTGTTAGTTTTAGGACTCGCAAGGAAGCTGAACAAACGGCGCGCGAGCTTCAGATATTGCTAAGCGATAAATGGGACTATTACAGCATCGTCGCCACGTCACATTCTGATCATGGCGTCGCCGTCCTTATCCGTGAGGTAGAAAACAACCAACCGAAGGGAGAAACAAAAAATGTCAAAAGACAAGCCCGAAAGCGCCGCGTATAACGCCGCCTTTATTATCAAGTCTCTCGGCTTGACTCCACTGATCGAAGATAAAGCCGCCGTGAACGTCGGCGCGATCACCGACATGAAGGAAAACAGCATGGGCGGCTTTACTGTTTACGTTCACGGCGGTCGAAGCTATGAGCTTGACGAGGATCAAACCGTTAAACTCGAAGCCCTCTTGAAAGACCGCATCGAACAAGGCAAGGCCGATTACGCCGACAATGTTCGCTTTCAGATGATCACGCAAAACAAGGTCGCCGAAGACCTTCAGAAAGGTGTACAGGCGACGCATATGATTATCGGAGACGGGCCACAACGCCCGCCGTGGCGTCGCTCGCGGTAAATCAGAATATAACCAAGTAACGAGTAAGGAAGATCAAAAAGGAAAGTACCCATGAGTCAGAAAAAATCATTTCTTCCCGACCGCGTCAAGATGTTCTTAGCCGGCTTAGGCATTTGGGGATTTCTTTGCGCGTGGTCACTGAGCGCGTTTCTGCAACACGTTGACAGCCTCAAACCGTCTTACATTATGGCCGCAAGAGCCGGCGCATGTGGGGCTGAATTCGTGTTGCTCGTCTTTGTCTTCTTTCACTGCTTCGACGTCCACATCGGCGTGCGCAAGTGGTCGCTGTGGCTTGGCGCAGTCCTCGCGGGCTTTGTCATATTGCACGCCGGCGCTTTGCGCGGGCTTGACGAGGCGACGCTTGCGCAAGACGACACCGACAGGCGAATCGAAGAAGCCCTAACGAGGGTCAGCAAAGGTCAGGCCGAAGACGCGGCGAAGGTCACAGAGGAAATGATCGCCGGTCGAAGCCAGAAAGAGCGCATGGCGATGATGGCGCGATCGCAAGCGCGCGAAGCCGAGATCAGGCAGAATGCGCAAAACGAAATCGCAAAGTCTCTCGCCGGGCGACACGAAGCGATCAAGTCAACGTCATGGCTTCCGCGCTGGTACATCAACGGCGGAATGTATTCCGCGATGTTCATTCTTTCGATCGCCTTCTTTGCGATCGTCTGTTACGGCAAGCTGAATTCCGAAGACGTTGACCGGAACTTTGACAACATTCCCGACAATCAACAGAACGCGCAAGACATCGTCGTCGGCGACGACTTCGAGCGCGAGCATATGCCACAATCGGGAAAATCGCGGCGGTCGTTGCTCGACAGGTTACGGGGCAAGTGACGACCGCGACCGTTTCAAAAGCCACAAAGCCGCCGCCGATCAAGGCCGCGAAAAGCTCTGTGGCTTTTCGCCCTGTAACGCCAAATGCCACAACGCAAGTCGATGCGTCGGCGAGGCTTGCAAATACCACAACGCGACCCGCGCCGTTTGTGGCATTTGCAAAAGCCACAAAAAAACCGGAGATCAAAAGCGAGCTTTTGATCAAGCCAAATACCACAAATGATGATTTCGATCAGCCGCAAGGATGGTCGGAATTATGGAGACTTGAACGAAATGGAAAATATGGAAATTGGGTCATCAGGTTTATTGACGAAAGGAAAACAAAGCCCGCAGGCCGGCTCACGGAGGCGCACGAAAAAATTCTCGCCGCCCGACCCGGTCGAGGGCGACATGCCGCAAGCCGGGCCGACGCCGAACGATTGCGAGCCAGAGCTTTCGATCTTGCAAACCGTATATGACCAAGCCTTGAGCGCGGGTCTGAAGGCGAAGAGAATTCAGACCGACGTCAACGGCGACCCGGTCTTAGTCTTGCAATTGTACGGCGTGCAATCGTGCGAGGTCTGCGGCGCGTGGACGTTGCAGAAATCCTGCCCGGCTTGCGGGCCGCAGTAATCACGCACGCTCGCCGATAGTGCCCGGCGAGCGTATTCGCGCGGAATCAAGGCCGGGTCGCCTGCCTTCCGGCCTTGATCTATTCCCTTCCCTTCGTTTCTGCGTCCGTAAATACCTAATCAGGATCAACTTACAAAGCCGGAACTTTTTTTGATTTTTTTTCGTTGCGGTCTTGACTAATCACTTACCTAGTTATAGAGTACACCTGTCGTCAGCGATGGCGGCGCGGGCGGCAAGGTCGCCCGTCAAGCTTCAAAATCAACGATTCACTTTGAAAGGAAAAAGACAAATGAGAAGAAACAGTTTCACCGACCGCAAGAATTTCTCGACAGAGATAGACCTTAGCCGCTTCGACGCGATCAACGCGATGCACGCAAGCGAGAGAGTTTCCAGCCGTTACGCCTTCATCCCGACGACCCGCGCGCTTTCGACCCTCCGCGAGTTTGGATGGTTTCCAGTTCACGCGATGCAAGCGACGACCCGCGTCGAGGCAAACGAAGGCTTTCAGAAGCATATGATTCGCCTTTCCAACACGCGGTATCTGAAAGAAATGCAAGTCGGCTCGACCGTGCCGCAGATCCTCTTGACCAATTCGCACGCGGGAAGCGCGGCCTTCGATCTTTCGATCGGCCTATTTGAAAAGGTTTGCTCGAACGGCCTGATCGTCCAGCGCGAGAACATGGCCGACATCCGCGTCAGGCACATCGGATATGCCGACGAGCGCATGGCCGATGCCCTCGCTTCGATTCTTCCCCACGTCGAGCCGACCCTTGCGTTGACTGATCAATTCAAGCGGCTGACCCTCTCGGACGAAGAAAGGGAAATCTTCGCCCGCTCCGCAATCGAGCTTCGTTTTGACGGCGAAAAGTACGACGTCAAGCCCGCCGACATCCTGTATGCGCGGCGTCAAGAAGAGAAAGCGCCGACCCTTTGGAATACGTACAACGTCACGCAGGAAAAAATCATTGAGGGCGACGTCAGGATGCGGAACGTTGAAGCCGGCTCGAAGCGGTACGGCAAGACGCGCCGGTCGCGCGCGGTCGGCGGCTTGGATGAAAACAACAAGCTGAATCGCGCCCTGTGGATGCTTACGGAAAAAATGGCCGAGCTAAAAGGCGTCAAGGTTGACGCCTAAGTCGCCCGCCTGATCAACGCCCGGCGCGCCCTGCGCCGGGCTTCCTTCCAACTACCGAACAACGGAGAAAATCATGGCCGAATTCACGACAGACCAAGCGACGAAATACTTGCGCGAATGTCTCACGCGCCCTCGCAACCCGATGCCGTTTTTGCTGATCGAGTACGCGCACAAGCAACAGAAATTCACGGAGATCGAAACGCGCCTTCAAGGTCACTTCGGCTTTCACGATCACGCGCCCTCTCTTCACTTGATCGCCCGCGACGCCGTTTGCAATCTCGTTCTTGAGCGCGACAAGGCGCGCGCTGAACAGATCGAAAACTACAAGGGATGGGAACGGCGGCGCGTCGCGGCGTGCGGGCGCATTAACGCCGGCTTGTACGGCTACTGCGACCCGCAGGCCGAAGACGACGGCATCAGCCTTGCCGCGATTGATACGGAGATGGGTCAACTGATGAATGAATATCACTTCACTGACGAAGACGTCGCCGCGATCGAATGCGAGGTCACGCCAGACGACCCGCGCAATCGTACCGCGCGCGTCACGGTCGAAACCGCCGCGCTGAACGTCCTTCAGCCCGACCCGGCGCATGGCTTCCTTCATCGCATCAGGGTCAAGATCGAAGTGAGCGCGGCTTGCGAGTCTTGCGGCCTGACCGTCAACGCCGGCATTGATCGCCGCAACACGGAGCGGCAATTCGTCGCAATGCTGATCAACGCCGGATGGGTCGCCGCGAAGACCGGGCTTAGCTGCAAGGGATGCGCGCAAGACGAAGTCGCGCGGCTCGCTCAGGAAGCCCGCGCCGCCGCTCTCAAGATCAGCACATGCGCGAAGTGCCGGAAGGAAACGACCGAAGCGTTGATTCCGGTTGATCGCGAAGATTTCGACGCTCGCGCGTGGGATGTGCCCGGCTTCCCGATCCGGCCCGGCGTTCAAGTTTTCCGCCGCGTCTGCGGCGGCTGTTGTCGCGGTAGTAGGTGAAACGCTCGCGCCCGGCGTCGGGAAGGGCGCCGGGCTTCTTTTCAACCTTCAACACGGAGAAATCACATGCCAGCAACATACATACCCATTCGCCGAAGCCAGAAAGAGATCACAACCGCAGTCGGTCGCTACGCGCGCCGACACAACATGTTTCCGAATACCGTCCGCCGCAGTACGCAAACACACTTCGCCGCGATGCTCGAAGACGAAGTAAAGCGGCGCGCGATCAGTCTCGCCGACGCCCGCGAGATTTTCATGGCTCGTTATCCTGACACGAAGAAGGCCGGGCCGATGCATGTCAACCATTGGATCAAGTAAGGGAGACTCAACAATGGCTCACCTTTGGGAATACGATCAAAAGAACACGCAAGAAACGCTCGCCGACATCGTCGCAAAATTCGGCCTTGATATCGTGATCACCTTGCTTGCAAACGTCTGCTATGAGCGCGCCGACGAATCGCGCGACGTGCCAACGCAAAAGTCGTTCGACTTCGTCGCAAGCCGTCTCGACGATTTAAGCCTGCGCGCAAAAGATCGCGGCTTAACCTGCGGCACGAAGCCCGCAAAACCAAAACGAAGGAGATCAAAAAATGTCAATTCCAAATGAGGCAGACATCGCCCGGCGCGAGAAGCGCGACAGAGCGGAGAAGGCGAGCGAGATCGCCAATTGGGGCGAGGCTTTGCTTTGCTCAATCGAGAAGGCCGGCGACAAGGACGAGCAATTGCAGGCCCTTGACGCAATCGAAAAGCTCGCCGCCGAGCTTCGCGCCGCAATCACCGGCGTCGTAGTCGTGCCGAAGACCTTCGCCTTGCTCAAAGTCTCACAGCGACGATGGGTCATACTTCGCCGCGTGTGCGACCACGTTGACGGCATTCGCCGAATGGCTTACACCGAATTCGGTTTCGAGGGCGGAACGCAGTCATGCGCCGACGCGAAATCATCCTTGCGTATCGCTATCTCTGAGCTTCCCGAAGATCAACGGGCCGCCCATGTTCCAACAATCAAACCGGAGAAACATCATGGGACAGATCGGCCTTTGCCCTAACTGCGGGAAGCTTATCGCGTTCGATTTTCCGATTCACGATTGCAGACCGACCGCAAATTTCTTGCGCCCGCAAGCCGCAAATATCAACGCTCGACAGAAGGGAAGCAACATGGATCAACTTACAAAATTTCGAGACTTGAAGATCGGCGACCGGTTTATCTTTACCGGCTCAGGCTTCAGCCACACTTGCACGAAAACATCGGCCCGGACTTACACATGGGTCGGCGGCGTCAATGGCGAGACGCTGAAAACTAAGGTCGGAACGATCAACGTCAAGGTCGTCAAAAAGTAATCAAGATCAACTAACAAACTCACCCTATGATTGACGTACTAACATTGACAGTTAAGAAGGCTCGCGCGACAACTACCGCGAGCCTTCGCAGGCCGAAGGCGACCGGCTCGACACAGCCGGCCAAAACACAACGGCAACGCAAACAGCCGGCGCAAAGTCCTATGTGGATGATGGTCGCCGGCATGGGAGACTAAGCAATGATCAAGCATCATCCCGAACAAGACGACGATGAAATTTATTTGGGCATGCTCGACTTCACTCATTTTGACCGGGTTGGATGGGAGACGAAGCGGCAAGGCTTGGACTCGATAGAATACGAGCCGGGCTTTTTGCCGGTCTTCATCAAGCGGTCAGAGGTCGAGGACGAGCTAAGCAAGACGACAAATCCGGGCATTTGCACTTATCTTGAGCGCGTACTTTCTTCGGGAAGTGGCGAGATCAAGACGACCGGGCGAGATCAACTGCGCCTTGTGATCGAGATCACCGAATGCGTTCAAGACCTCGACGACAAGCGCGCCCTCTACGGCTTCGAACTCCATGCGAACGTTGTTCCGGTCAAGCCTGACGGCGAGCTACACAATAACTCGAACTTCACATGGCTGACTCCGATGATCGTTGACACGATTCGCTTTTTGCTCGACTCCGGTTTCAGGCCGGAAAATAAAGTCTCGTCGGAATTCACGGTCACGACACCGGGCGCGCCGACCAATACGCGACCGATCGAGGAAACCATGAATGACTACGCGACCGGCGCGGACGCGAAGTTTCCCGAAGACCTCGACGTCGAGCCGGAAAAGATCATCGGCAAAAACGAGGGATACGAGATCATCGAAGACCCTGACCCGTGGCGAATCTGAAATGCCCCGCATTTGGCCGGAAATGGCCCGCCATTCGTTTTTTGGGTATACCGACCCGCGCTAAGGCCGGAAATCATCAGGGCGACCCGTTTCCGCTTCAGCGCGGGCCATCACAGAGACAAGTCAAGCTCAATTTTGAAAGGATCAAACATGAAACAAGCCGCCGAATCATCGAAGGCGATCGCTAAGCCTCTGACAGATGAAGAGATATGGGCAAAAATCTGTTTGACCGGTAATCTTGCCGGCCTGAGCGATGAAAAGCGATTGCTCTATTATGAAAAATACTGCGCCTATCTCGGCCTTGACCCGATCACGCGCCCTTTCGACCTGATCACGACATACGACACCGACCCAATAACAGGCGCGCGAATCGAAAAAACCGTTCTTTACGCGAATGCGGGATGCTCCGCGCAATTGGCCGAAAAGCGTCACATCACCTATGGCAAGCCGGAGACGGTTTACGACTCCGAAGTCGGTACGATCACGATCAGCGTTCAAGCGATAACGCAAGACGGCACGCGCGCATGCTGGCGTCGAGGCGTCGCGCACGTTACCGGGCTAAAAGGCCGATGGCTTGAAAACGCGATCAAAAAGTCAGAGACGCAAGCCCACAGACGCGCAACGCTCGCGCTCTGCGGCGTGGCGATGGCCGACGAGTCAGAGATCGAGGACATCGAAGGCGCGCAAGTGTCCGCGATTGTCCCGACCGCGAGCGACACGGAGCAAGACATTGACGAGATGATCGGAATCTATCTCAAGGCCGCGCGCATTGAAGATTCGGAGATCGAAAGAAAATTCGTCGTCGAAGGCTTACGGTCGGGCGCGTTTCAAGCGGTCGCTCAACGGCTGAAGGTGCCCGTTGATGTCGTCTTGAGCATGAACAAGCGCCGGCTGAGGAAGCTTGATCTAGGCAAGCTTGACGCCGTCACGGATGACGTCAAGGAAGCGATCGCCGAAGAATTGCAGACCGCGCATGAAAAGCTCGCCGAAGCCGCGCGGGTCGAAGGCGAGATCAAGGCCGAAGCCGAAGCCGAGAGGGAAGCCGAGAAGAAGCGACAGGCCGAAGAAATCGCCAGCGCGCAAAATCCAATTCCGGGTTTAGTCGTCACGCTCTCGGAGACTCATCAAAAAGTTTCCGACACTGTCATGGCGATGATCAAGGACTATAAGCGAGACAAGGCCGACATCTTGCAATGGGTCGGCAAGTTCATGGGGCGCGCGATTACGAAGTCGGCAGACCTCGACGAAGCCGAAGCCGCGCGCGTGCTGAAGTGGCTCAACGCTTGGATAACCAAGCTCAAGAAAGCGCCGAAGGCTTCGCCGCCGATGGAGTTTTGCCAGATATACCGCAATCACGGCGACGAGGTCGGCGAGCGTCTTGACTTCGTATATCAACGCCTAACGACCTTCAGCGTTCAAGGTCAAGCGATCCTCAACAAGATGCAAGAAATTCTCGTCAGAACTGGCGCGCCGGTCGTCAACACGCGGTACGCCCTCGACGATGACGCCGCCGTCGCCGTGTGCGAAATCTTCGAGGATTGGGCGAACGACTTGGCGCAGAATTTTACGCCGTGATATAAGCTGATCGTCGTTAGCCGGCAACTAATGGCGCTTTCCTAAAGTCGGGTCGTGATCACACTGCTAGCCGGATTGCATGAGAAGTGCGGCGCGGTCTATCCGCCCGCATGCCAACGGGCCGAACGATCACGACCACACCGGGCCGCACTTCTCACCCAATCCGGTTTTGTCTTGCCGGGCATTCCCACGGCGCCCGGCAAGCTTCTTGCCTTCGCTGACATAGGACATGACGTTTGACGAAATTCTCACCCTCTACGCAAGCGGTACGCCGGCAGTCAAGGACGGCGCGCAATTTATAACCAAGTGCCCGTTATGCACGGGATACATTCATCTTGCGAAGAAGAAGGGCGCGACCGCGATTTTATGCCGTGGGAACGGATGCGCGCTCGTTGATATTCTCGGCGTCTACAAACTAACGCTTGACGATCTGAAGCCCGAAAAAAACGGACACAAGCCGAAGAAGACGAAGGCCGCGCCCGCGCCGGCTCAAGACGCGCCGCCCGCCGATCAAGCCGTTGACGCGTCGGGCAAGCCGCTCAAGCAAATCATTTGCGTCGTCGTCAAAGACCTTCCCGTCTTGAACGCTCAATGCTGGCGCGCGATCGCGGAGCAAGACGACCCGCCGTGTTTATTTACTCGAAGCAACGGAATCATTCGCGTCAGATACGACTATCACGACGACGCCGCCATCGTTGAGCCGATTGATACATTCATCCTGCGGCATGAGCTTTCAAAATTCGCCGAATGGGTCGGCAAGAAGGGAAAGACCGTTGACCCGCCCGTGTGGTTAGTCAAGGAAGTGATCGCGTCGCGCGTCGTGCCTCTGCCTCGATTCAGCCGCGTTACGACCGTTCCCGTATTCGCGCCGGATGGATCGCTTATCACTCAACCCGGATACAACAAGGCGTCAGGCGTGATCTATGCGCCGCCGCGCGGTTACGAATCGCTTCCCGTGCCGGAGACGATAACTAGCGCCGACTTAGACGAGGCGAAAAAACTTGTCGAAGAGTTATTGCAAGACTTCCCGTTTGCCTCCGACGACGCCGGCGACAGCGCAGACCATGACAATGCGGTCGCCCTGATGTTGCTTCCGTTCGTGCGCGACATGATTGACGCGCCGACGCCGCTTCACTTGTTCGAGGCTTCCATGCCCGGCTCAGGAAAAGGGCTTTTAGCGAAGGTCTTATTGTGGCCCGCCTTCGGTCGCGTCGAGGGAATGCCGCTCGACGAAGAAGAAGCCGAAGTACGAAAGATCATCACGTCGGCAATTCACAAGGGCGCGCCGCTGATTTGGTTTGACAACATCAATCACCCGATCGCGTCATCGTCACTCGCCGCTGCGCTGACTATGGACGCTTGGAACGATCGCGTACTAGGCGCGAGCGAGCTTGCGAACGCGAAGATTCGCGCGATATGGATCGCCGCCGCGAATAACGTGACGCTATCAGGCGAGATCGCCCGGCGCACAATACGAATGCGGATTGCGCCGCTGACAGACAGACCCGAAGACCGTACAGGATTTCTACACGACAACTTAATCGAATGGGTCGCGGAGAATCGCTCGCGCCTCGTATGGGCGGCGCATGTGATCTGCAAAAACGCAATACAGCGCGGCCTGCCGAAGCCTAAATCAAAAGTGGTCGCCAGCTTTGAAAGGTGGTCGCGCGTGATGGGGTCAATTCTCGAATGCGCCGGCTATACACAATTCTTGAAAAATTACCGGGTCTTACTCGACGCTTCAAACACTGAGCGACAAGCCCTCTCGATATTTGCAATCACTTGGCATGAATGGGCGGAGAGGGAAGGGAGACAATTTGCGACGACTAGCGAGCTTGTACCGATCGCTGACGGCGTTGACGGAATTTTCATCGCGGGAAAGACAGATCGCGCGCGACAGATCAGTCTAGGCAAGTGGCTTGCGTCGAAGCATGAAGTCGTGACGGAGTACGTTTGCGATGATCCAAGCAAGGACATCGGCACATATCGTTTCAGGATTATGAATCGTGGAAGTGGGAAGGGAAAAAATCGCGGGTCGCAAGTTTGGGAAGTCGAATTGCTTGAAACGCTCGACAAGTGACCGCAGGATGTTTGCAGGATAGCAGGATGTCGCAGGATGTTTAGCTCGCGCTGGAACTTTTTACGCTGTGTAATTATCTACATAGTATGACGCATTAATAGATAGACGCCCGTTCATGCGAGTGGAACGGCGTATAACATCCTGCGACATCCTGCTATCCTGCAAACATCCTGCAAAAACCGGTCTAACTAATTGCAATCCCGTAATCGGTCACAACTGCCCGAATTCGCACACTGACATATCAGTCGCCTAAAGGTTCACGTCGAGCGCGAATTTTTCCTGACCTAGAAGACGGTTTCAGATTAGAAACGCTGTTTCATTGGGATGGTGAAAGCCTACGAAGAAGCCGGCTTGATGACGTCAAGTCGAAAGGGAAGTCAACGCGCCTTTGTAACAAAGATCAGGTTATTTTGTTGCAGAGGATAACCAAGTAAGATACTATTGACACGCTATGAGATTATCCACAAAAACACCTATCAGATTTCAAGATGCTGTGCTTGCCGCGTTTCAAAAAGAATACAAGGCGGAGATCGAAACGGACGGAGCGAGCTTTACAGCAAATCAAGCTCTCGCCGAACATCTGCGGTCGAAGGGCCACAAAATACCGGAGCTTGTGAAGCCGAAAGAGAGAATCGCGGCGGGTCAAAAAAGACGCTGGCGCGCGGCCCGGAAAACCGAAAAGGAAATCGAAGCGAAGCGCGACGCGAAAAACCAAGCGCGCCGCGAGCGCCGGGCGAAGCGCAAGGCCGAAGCGAAGGCCGCGAAAGACACAGAGATCGCCTAGTCGTTTAACAGTGAGGGATACACGACACGACGACCGGGCGACAAGGGCCGCGATTGCCTTGCGGCCCTTGATCCTTTCTTGATTTAACTTATGAACACTGCAAAAGCCATACTCACTTTTACATCAATCATCGGGTTTGCTCTTTCCTGGCTCAGCGTCGGAACGATCATCCGCAAGCGTCTACTCGGCGACGATGGCGAAGACCTCGACACGGCTGACCGGCTGATGATTTGCTGCGGCCCGTTGCTCATTCTGATTATAATCACATTCAAGTTATGCGAGCCGGTACTTGCTTACGTTGACTCGAAGGTCGCCGGGTTTTGGGATCGTCGGCGCATTCGTCAAGAAGCGAAGGCCGCGCGCGAAATCTCGGAGGCTGAGCCGGCTTTCGATCCCGCGAACTACAAAGCCGAACAATGGAAGGATCAGACATGGCGCGAAGAATTGAAGAGACAGAGGTCAACAACATCGTCTTCTGTTATCAGATCGGGCTTACGCATACGGCGGTCTGGACGAAAGAAAAAGATCAACGGTCAACACTGATTCCAGATCACTACAAGATGAGCTTCGGATTCAACACGCCGGAAGAATTTCAATTCGGCGACAAGATGATGCGGCCCGATCAGATAGTCGAGAACATCAAGCGGCGCATCCGCGACAAGGCTGACGAGCAAAAGGAAAGCGGCAAGCATATTGCGATGAAGGTCACGGAGCGCAAGACAAAATCGCGGAGATAATCCGGCGCAAGTTATTCACCCATAACAGCCGACACGGAGACACCCATGAAGAGAAAGCCAGACCGCAACAGCGAAACGGCTCAAAGTGATTTTTGGCTTTGGGTCTTCGGATTACTCGCGGCGGCATTGCTGATAGCATTGCTCGCTTATCTAAAATTCTGCAACACAAGGAAAGGGTCAAATGAGTCAAGGTCAAGCGCCGACATTTCAATCACTGGTCGAGCAATTGAAGCCGGAGACGCGCCGGCGAATTATGCGAATCTTCAATCGCTTCGGCGACATTGATCAAGAGGTAATCAATAAGCTCATTGAGTGGTCATACGAGAGAGGGAAGGCGGACGCGATCAGCGGAGTTAGCGAGATCGTAAACGCCGAAAAAGCTCGAATGACTTCGACTTTCAATTTTTCTAAATGGTGGTAATAACCTAGATCAGCTAACAGAAAGGACACAAGAACATTATGAGTCAAGGTAATCAAGGCAGAAGAAGGCCGCATATACGGATCGAGCCGGAAGCCGACATGATCGCGCCGCCCGAAATTCGCCGGGCGATCATGTTGCCGGTCGGTTTCCCGAAGATCGTCACGCTTTGCGGTAGCACGAAGTTTGCCGACGCCTATCAAGCGGCGATGATGCAAGAAACGCTCGACGGTAAGATCGTCTTGACAGTCGGATGCATGACGCAATCTGACGGCGATCTGATCAAGGCCGGCGTCATCACCGACGACGTAAAGGTCGCGCTCGACGTTCTGCATAAACAAAAAATCTTCGTCGCCGACGAGGTCTTGATCTTGAACGTCGGCGGGCATGTCGGCGAGTCAACACGGTCAGAGATCGCATACGCTCAAAGCCTCCGCAAGCCTATTCGTTATCTTGAGCCGATCAAAGACGATTACGATTACGCCGCAGACGATCGAAACTTCGACGCGGAGCGCGAGCGCCGATACTTCGGCAAGTAGGGCGAAAGCTTAACGACCGAACGGCTTCGAGCGCGGGCGTGGGTCTGCGCTCGAAGCGGAGAATAACCAAGTGCTACTTACAAGCAAAGAAGTCGAAAAGATGCCAGCGGGCGAAGCGCTGAATAACCTGATTCAAGAACACGTCTTTAAAGCCGTTCCGCTTACGGATGACGAATTCGCGCTTGTGCGGGCGGTCTGGATGCGGAGCGGGCCACAATGGGCGCAACAATCTCGGCCTTTTAAAGTGCCGATGTCGCGCGTACAGATCGAAGGCGTCAAGGCTTCACATGTCGGCCCGTATACGACAGACCCGGAAATCGTTCCGTGTTACAGCCTCGAACAAGCGCAGGATTACAGCGGGCATGATTGGGGCGCGAGAAACGTTGTCGCTACTATGCGCAAGAGCGGATGGCTTTATGAATTCGCCGAGATGGACGGAGGCAAGATCAAGTCAGTCAGGTTTAAGCGGCTAATGTGGAAGCCCGGTATAGCTCCGGTCGAAATCATCGGTCACTCGTTCGGCGGAACGGACGAGCTTGCAGTTTGCCGGGCGGCGCTTCTTGCCATGATGTTGCTGGAAGAAGCAAACGAAGGCGGATGGAAAACTGAATAACGGAGGCTGACCAAATGAGATGCGGCGGCTGTCAAAAGAAAATCAAAGGCGACGAGCCACGAATGACTTTTCAAAAACAAGCGGGCGCGACCGCGATGATTTTTCATTCGTGTTGCTATCAAGAATTTTTGCTTGCCGAAATATGGGGCGCGCTCACGATCGGCGCGAAGTATCAAAGCGGCTGTCAACATTACGACAAGACGAGCCAGTTCAACCCGGTCGAGCTTACACCGGAAGAGATCATGCGAACGATCGAGGATGCGATCGCAAAGCATCAAGGGCCGAAGCCCGGCGATCTAGTCGGCGGTCGCTACTTGATCGGAGAGAAATTACCGAAAGGCAACTAACAAGGATCAAGATATGCCGAAGCGAGGAAATGTAATTGACCCGGAGACGGCAGAGCTTATCAAAAATACTCTGTTACCAATTTACGATTGGGACACGCGCCCGGTACTGTGGCCCGACTCGAAAGTTGACGACATCGTCGCATCATTGAGAAGCGATGCGGCCTTGATCGTCGAGAAAGAATGTCAAAGAAATCTCGCGCACTTCGTTTGCCTCGACGAAGTCGTAAGGCTTCTGATAGTGCGGGCGCGGTCGGGGCGCTATGGCAAGATTTACGTCATGGCGATTGATGATTTATTCGTGCCTTATGACTTCTCGAAGGGCGGGCCGATCCATGTCGTCACTCGCTTTTTGATGGGAAGTCAACTGGGCCTTGAATCTTGCCTGACTATCTCGAAGGAAAACCGAAAGGTCATCGAAGCGGGCGGTATTGCGATGTTTCGGACAGAGGATTTAGAGTCAAGACCGGTCGAGGATCGACAAGCGGTCGCAATGGCCCGCGTGCTTGAACATTACGCCTTCAGCCCTTACACGACTTACAAGCAACGCCCGACGCTTCAACAGGCGTTTGAAAGATCGAACAGCGCAAGGCCGATGCGAACGTCGCCGAAGGCCGAGCCGGCGATCGAGGTCGTACATTTGCGCATTCCGAAAAGGCCGGAGCATTACGGGCCGTCAGGTAAGCACATCAACATACGATACACGGTCACGGAGCATTTACGGCGACAGCCTACGAAGGCCGGAATAAAACTCATCACGATCAAAGAACACAAGCGCGGGCCGATTGACGCGCCCGAAAAGCCGAAGCGGACGAAAGTCTACAAGGTTGTAAACTGATACTGATTACAGAAAGGAAAGATCAACACCCATGTTAGAAAAATTCATCGAGCGAAATTTCTCAGCGAAGAGTCAGACCTTGATCGAGGACGCGAATAAGATCGCCGACGAATATGTCGAGGAAGGTTTCACTCTCACCTTGCGCCAGCTTTACTATCAGCTTGTTGCGCGCGACATCATTGAAAACACAGTCAACAGTTATAAGCGGCTTGGATCGCTCATCAATGACGCGAGACTTGCCGGCCTTGTTGACTGGGCGGTCGTCGAGGATCGCACGCGAAACTTGAAAGGCATTCGCCATTACGACGGGCCGGAAGATGCGATAGAAAGCGCTGTCAAAAGCTTCGCCCTCGACAAGTGGGAAGGTCAAAAAATCCGGCCTGAGCTTTGGATTGAAAAAGAAGCGCTCGCCGGCGTGATCGAGCGCGCCGCGATTGACAACGATCTTTATTATCTAAGCTGTCGAGGATATATGAGCGCGTCGGAGATGTACGAAGCGGCGCAACGAATCTTCCGCCGCCGAAAGTTTCAACATCAGAAGACCATGATTATTTATCTCGGCGACCACGATCCAAGCGGCCTAGACATGAGCGACAACGACATACCGGGCCGCTTCAAGCTGTTTTTCGACAAGTGGAATCGCATGACGATCGGCGCGCCGAAGGCTCTCGAAATTCGCCGGGTCGCGCTTAACTTCGACCAGATCGAGCTATACAACCCTCCGCCGAATCCGGCGAAAGAAACTGATTCGCGCTTTGCTGCGTATCAAGAGCAATTCGGAGACGAGTCATGGGAGCTTGACGCGCTTCCGCCGACGACGCTTCTTGAGATCATTCAAGCCGCCGTTGACGAATTCAAAGACGTTGACATGTATCAAGCGAGGGAAGCCGAAGAAGCCGCCGACCGCTCGACGCTGAAATCAATAAGCGCGAATTATGACGAGGTCGAGCAATTCTTGAGCGACAAGAAAGACGACGAAGACGAAGACGAGTATTGATAGATGTTTCAAACTGATTACATCGTAACTTGCGATCAGGCCGGATGCGACGGCGGCGAGAATGGACGCCCGGCAGAGCTTCACACGCTGAAGGAATTCGGCCCGGTCGCAATTGGTTTTGTATGGAAGCGGCTTCATAAAGCCGGATGGTCAAGGCAGGCCGGGCTTGAAACTTGCCCGGCCTGCAATCGAAGACTATGGCAGAGGAAGCCGGCGACAACCCGGAGAAAGAAAGCATGAACAATCCAAACGAATCAAGACCGAATCCGACCGGAGAAAGCGTAACAAAGATCGCCGACCGGATCGTCAAGAAGGTTTGCGGCAACTGGCTACTAACAGAAGCCGACATCGAAAATTTAAAAGTGGCGATTGCGACAGAGGTCGCCGACGACAGAGGGAAGCGACCGCATTTATTCGTCGGTCGCTTTGATCGAGGCTGCGAGTTGTGCGGCATGCCAGATCGGGACAGTCATCATGTTTTTACGGGCGATCGAATCGTCAAGGCGATCGAATTCGAGCGGCGGGTTTGCCTTGAGATCATCATGAAGATCGCAAATCAATACCTGCCCAATCCTGCGGTAGTTCAAAGCCACGCGGACGCCGCCGCCTTCAGCGCGTGTCAAGAGATCGCGGCGGAGTTTGCCGTAAGAGGTCGAATGTATGACGGCGCGGGCGACTTCCGCGAGCTTATTCAGAAGGCGCGGCAGCAATGCGCGGAGATCGCCGACGAAGAGAGGCGCGTTTGCAAAGAGCAAGCGGCGGCGCACGAAGCGGACAACATGGCGGCGGCGCTTGCGCTTCTCGGCGGCGAGATCGCGGCGCGTAACGTCGGCGAGAGTATTCGCGCGATCGAGGACTGATCATGAACACGACGACGACAAACGTGATACGCAAAAACGCAAACGGCTCGTATCAATTTCTGACGAGCGCCCTTCCGTCTTACTGCGTAATGAACAAGCAACAATTCGCCGACCTGATCGCAGAGCTTGAACGGCTGAAGACTGCGACAGCGAGCGCGCGAAATATACCGATCGCGCAGTTTCCAGAATTTCAAGGCTTCCGCAAGACGATGCGCGTTTTCATCAAGAAAGAAGTCGGCGGCTACTTGCTACAGACAAACTTGCACAGCGATTTTCTTTGCAGGATGAATCAAGCGCAGTTTGAAAGCCTGATCGGAGAATTGATCAGGCTTCAAGATTTGGCGTCTTGTGCGGCGAATCAGCCGGAAGTTTATTTTCCTGATTTTACATATCCGATAACCGGGTAAGATGCTATGAACATCGAAGAGAGACGCGCGCGGCTTCCGACAAAAGTTGTCTTGATCTTCTTCGACCCGGAGGCTAACAAGGTCAAGGCAGAGTTTGAAGTCAAGGCGACCGGCGAGCGGTTCGTAAGAGATGAGCTTGAATTGACGATCAGAATTCAGAACGGCAGACGGAGCGGTCTTGACCTCATCGTCGAAGAGACGGCGCTTTACCTGATGCGACGAATGACAACGCTGATCAAGGAAGGGTATTACGACAAATGAGCAACACGAAGAAGAAACAGAGCGAAGGGAAGATTATTACAGGCGTCACACTTGTCGCAATTCGTCAAGGCGACGGCGCGCAGTTATACGAATGGGGAAGCGGCTCGAATGACTGTCTGTGGCTATGCGGGCGCAATTGCGCGAGTAACGTCAAGGTCGGCGATGTCGGGCGACTCATCTATCGCTCAACGGCTTCAGAAGGTCTTTGGTGGTTTGAGAAAGCCGATCAGATCGAGTTTCCGCCGCCCTCAATGGAGAAGACACAGCGAATCATTCAAGCCATGTTTCCGGCTCAAGGGTCGCTCGCCGACATTCGAGGTTATTCGATCGTGACTAAAACAACGATTCTCGAAGCGATGGTAAAGCGCGCGGCAAATGAGATCACTCAACGCGGCTACCAAAACGCGTACGACTTGGAATTGACCTTGACCCGCATCTTGTCGAGCTATATTGATCAACTTGTCGCACGCGAGCGCGATCAATGCGCGATGATTGCGCATGAAGAAAAGAACGTCGAAGCCGGCTTCGACGAGAAGAGATCAGGCGAAGAAGTCGCCGAATGTATCGAGGCGCGGATTCGCGCGCTCGACGCTTAAAGGGGACAGATCATGCCGAAGGCCCATTGCGGACACTGCGGAGCGAAGAAGATGACGCCCGATGAGCAATCGAAACTGAGGGCGCACTTTGCAGAGGTCAACAAACTAGGCGCGGCGCGGTTTACGTTTGACTGGCTCAAAGCGAACGAGCGGGCCGCATCCGCCGCCGTTCTTTTAGGCATTGACTCATCAGACCTGAGAGTCAAGACGCTACTAGCTGAAACTTGTTATCGAATTCTCGCCGGCTCGCGGTCGTCGAGGAAAGGATGATCATGGAAACGAAGACGAAGGCAGTAACGCCAGACACGACGTTTTATTGCGTCCTTGCCGAAAGCGGCGGCGTCGAGCTTTGGTGTTGGTGGTCGCTCGCTCCGACCGAAGAAGACTCATGGCGCTTCTTCGTGCGCGGATGCGTGGACACTGAAGCCGAAGCGATGGAGAGAGCGAAGCGAGAGGGCATGCAATGCTTGCCCGTTCAACTTTCAACGGCGGAGGGTAAGCGATGAATACGCCTTGTCGAACTTGCCCACATGTACGAATCACCCATGCGCTTGTTTGTCTTCATCCTGTAACCGTCGAGCGCGTGAAGAATGCTCACGGGCTGAGGATTGACAAGCCGAAAAAATACCTCGACAAAAACGGGCTTCCCGATTGGTGCCCGCTGAGAAAGGAATCAAAGAAATGACGGTGGAAGAGAAAGCGAAAGCGATCGTAAGCAGTGAGAGCATATCCGGGCCGAACAGACGCAAGAGGCTTATAAAGAAGATCGTCAAGGCGATCGAAGAAGCGGAGCGCGCCGGCGCGGAAAAGATGCGCGAAGCCGCCGCGACTCACGTTGATGATTTTCCCGTTCAATTAAATCTCAACTTGGTCTTAGCGCAAGGCATCCGCGAAATCGGCTTACCGGGCGACGCCTTCGCCGGGCGAGTCAGATAAAGAAGGGAAGAGATCAAATGAAGATTGACGAAAGCATTTTTGATGAAAGCGATTTCAAGCGATGGCTCGAAGAAAAGCGACCCGTCGAGGTCGTCGGCTTCGCCGGCAATCCGGGCTTCTGTCCGCTGGCGAAGTGGATTTGTAGCAAGGGAAGTTTTTCGGTTGACGTGTGCGCCGGCTTCGCGGAGATCGCGGACGGAAGTTATCCGATGTTCACGCCGAAACTGTATTTTATCAAGTTGCCGGACTGGGCGACCGACTTCGTTTGTCGCATTGATGACCTCGCAAACGCTCGCCGATCGGCGGGCCGGCTTAGTTCGAGGCAGATTACGCGAGACGACGCCTTGACCGTCTTGAAGTTTCTTCGACCGCAACTTTTTACAGAGTATCCTATTTTGTAAAAAGTTTCGGCGACGTCGGGAATTTTCGATCAACGTCGATCGCAAATCGAAAGATTAGAAAATCGGGCGCCGCTGATCAAAATGTAAAAAGTTTAAAAGCTTCAGCAAAAGAAAGGGTCAACCGGATGATTGCATTGATCAGATATTTCGTACAACGCCGCAGAATCAAGGCCGGCTTTCCGGTCGCGCCGGTCGCTTTCGCGCCGGTCAACTTTACCGACCTTCCGCGCCTTCAATACGACGTCGAAACGTTCGACCCTTCGATCGAAGAAACGCACCTTCAAGACTATCTCAACGCGAAGGCGAAAACCGGATGGAGGCTTCACACGATCGCGCCCGTCGTGAGGGCCGGCTATACGGCGTACTTCTTGACGTGGGACAGACTGAGCCGAGAGGGAATTAAATATGCCGACTACGGAACGGAAGAAGGCCGCGAAGAAGAAGCGCGAGCCTAAGATCAAGACCTTTTTGACTGAGCCGGAGATTGAAGCCTTTTTGCAGGCCGCGAAGAAGACCCGCAACGGCAAGCGCGATCACTGCCTTATGCTCATGGTATTTCGTCACGGCCTGCGCGTAAGTGAAGCGATTGACATCCGGCTGAGCGAGCTTGATCTTTCCGGCTGTTACATCAACGTGCGTCGGCTCAAAGGCAGTCGGTCAGGGCTTCAGCCGATTGAAGGCGACGAAGTACGCGCGATCCGGTCATGGATGCGCGATCGCGTCGGCTTCAAGATGGCCGGGTCTGACTTGCTCTTTCTTTCGGAGCAAGGAAAGTTCACGCGGCAAACAGTCAACTACCTTGTAAAGACGATCGCAAAGAAAGCCGGCTTCGACTTTCCGGTCAACCCTCACATGTTGCGCCACACGACCGGCTTTATCTTAGCGAACAAAAACACGGCGACCCGCACGATTCAAGAATTACTCGGACATAAAAACATAGGCAACACCGAACGCTACACAGCCGGCAATCCCGAACGGATGCGCGGCGTATGGAGAAAATAACTTGTCGAAAGAAAATCAAAACGAGAAAGTCGAAGCGATGATGGAACAAGCGAAAATTAAGCTCACGGTTCAAGAAGCCGCCGACCGGGTCTTGACTGTTTTATGCGCAATGACCGGAGGCAACACGCAAATCGCAGTATCAAAGCATGACCTCATGGCCGAGTGTCGGCGCGTGGGCATTCTTCGGATGTCAGAATCCGAATTCGCTGAATATCTGCAAAAGACGCAGCAAACTTTAGGCGCTCGTAATAACTAAAGGAAACCTATGCAAGATCAGATCACAGAAAAGCCGAAAGAAAAGACCGACGAAGAATTGAAGCAACTAGCCCTCGACATCCTCGAAGGCCGAGTTTTTACCGACCGGCATTGCAGCGAGCCGTACGAAATATCAATGGTCTTCATGCCGCTCGTCTTCCTCGACGAAGCCGGCATCGAGCAATTGAAGGCCGACGATCCGGGCATGGTCTATGAGTATTTGACCGAAGCCGGGCCGCGATCCTGCAACGGCCTGCCGAATTTCTTTTCGATGAAACTTCTTTCGCAGGATGGCACGAAAAAGGTCATGGCGATCTACGATCAATTGAAAGAGGCGAGATCGAAGGCTGTCGCGGAGGCGAAAGCGTGAAAAAGAATCTTACCGTTGTTGATGCGCGCTTTGCGATAGATGACCCTTCGTCATCTTGTACGATCAAGCTCGATGTCGCTGACATTGAGATGATGGCATGGTTCGATCATGCCGACGACAAGCATGCTCGATACCCTTATATGATCTACATGAAAAGCGGCGCGCATTTCTTCGTAACTAAGTCATCCGGCGATGTCGCCGAAGAAAGATGGCTAGAGGTCAAAAGATGATCGCATATTTGATTTGCCTTTTGTGGAGACATAAGACCGTACACAAAGCGACGACCGGAGAATTCGACACAACGAATCAATTAACCGGGCTTCCGCAGAAGGGCCACTATTACAAGTTCACTCGCACGCCGTTCTGTACTCGATGCGGCAAGCTTTGTCACGGCGAGAATACGCCCGGCGATTGGACGTTTGAGACAGATGAACAGATCGCCGCTTTTATGGCTTTCTTTATTCGCATAAAACGAGAGGACAACGAAGACATCGGAATCGCGCTCAGAAATCCGCGATCGCCGTTGCAAGTCGTCGCAAGCAACTACGTCGCCCGGCGCTTAGCTCAGGCGTTTCAATTCGGATGGATGATCGGTCAAGACCTACAGAAAGGGAAACAAGGTGAAGCCTCAAAAATACGACATAAAATTTAAAGACGGATCGCGCTACAACTGGCGCGTCGTTTACTGGAATTCAGCCGAGACAGTCAACGGCGATTACGAATGGTCGTTCACGATCGAGAGAGAAAACGAAGCCTGTGAAATGGTCGAGGTCTATCATGGGTCAGTTCTTGGTCAAGGCGACGAGCCGGTCAAGCCTCGCACGATCATGCGCGAGTATCTTGCTTACATCGCCGGCGCAACGCTCGACGGGTCGTGTGACTGGAAAGCCAGTTTCAACATGGACGAAGAAAGAAGGGAAGCCGGCGACCCGGTTGCGCTTCTGCGAGCAAAGGCCGACGAAGTATGGGCGATCGGCAAAAAGCTCGCGTCGGACGACCCGCCCGGAGGGTCGAGAATTAAACAGGCCGCAAGCGAGCTTCACGGCTTGGCCCGTAGCTTGGAATCGCGGCGGAACGGAGATTGATCATGGGTCAATATAATTTCGACTTCGAGACGATCAAACAGGCCGAAGCCTTCGCCGAATTCTTTAGAAGGCTAAAGAAGACGACCGAAGAAGACGACGGCGTTATCGTGATCGCGCCCGATCGCGCCTCGAAGATTCTGACGAATGAGCTATGGGTCAAACGCATGGCTCAAGCGTTTCAATACGGATGGAAGGCAAACGACGATCAGCAAGGACAGGCCGAAACCGTCGAGGGTCAAGGCGTTGTCTGAGAGGGAAGCCATGACAGTTATCAAAATTGACCGGAATCGCATTCGCAAATATCGAGTATGGTTTAAGGCGTACACATTCAGCCTTGCCGGATTCGCGCCCGGAGGCGCGCCCGGCAACGAAGTACACATCGAAGGAATGACAAAAGAAGGCGTACCGATGGACGCCTACACAGCGAAAGACGCCATTGACCAGGCTCACCTTGAAATCTTCTATCATCATTCGGTCTGCAAGCATCCGCTTGGCCCGCTTCAGATCGCTATTTGCAAGGTCAGGCCGGAGCCGGAGCCGCCGCCCGACGCTTGCCCGCACTTGCCGCCCTGCATTGGACAATGCGAAGGCTTCCCGATAGAATCTGACTCACATGGGTGAGTATGGTTTGGCCGGCGTGATTGTAGGCTGAGGAAATCACGCCGGCCTGCCGGCTTCAAGCGATCGGATTCGGCGTTACGTTTCTTTGATTTTTTTCCAACAACCTTTCACCTTACGCGCTGGCAACTGCCGGCGCTTTTGTTTTATGATGCGCCGGGCCGAATGCTCGAAGGGAGTACATTCCAACACCATGACCTCTCTTCAAATCCTTGTCGGCCTACGCGCGGATCAGTCGCGATCAGACAACCGGTCAAGGCCGATTTCGCCGTATCTTAAAAGCGCAGGAAAGCCGCCATCGTGTCGAGGTCTTTAGGGGAGCAAAGACTAGGAACACTGGCGGCTTTCCTGTTGTATACTGCCGGCGATCGCCGATGCCGGGCGCGTGAGTCCTAAAAGGTAGCAGTGATGTCACTGAGATCGCGCCGTCGTCGGCGATCCGTTTTTCCGGCTTCCCTTCCGTCTCCACAACGGCCCGCGCTGAAGCCTGCGCCTTCCCTGAGAAACGATCGCGGATTTGTCCGACCCGTAGCAAGGGATTTTCAGCCACGGGCATTTAAACGCAAAAAACGGGCGGCAGACCTTGCCCGCCGCCCGGAAAGTACCCAATTTTGGAAAACTTCATGACTTGGGATCGAATTCGAGGATCAAAAGGAAGTTACAAGCCCGGTCGTCGGTCTTGACCGGGAAAAATTCTAGCGCGTGAATTCCCTTCAGCGAAATCCGCGTCACGTTGAATTTCTTATCCTGGCCCGCCGCGATTCCAAGTTGAAAGCCTGCCGGCTGACCGGGCGCGAAGACTAAGCCGCCGTTGAAGGCGTCAACAAGGATGTGAATCGAAGTGATGACCTTATCAGGCGTCGGCGACCCGGTTGATTGCTCTCTGATCAATTGGGCGATTGACTTTGTTCCGTCCGCCTTCGTGATATGAAAGGCTTCGGTCGAAACGATCGGGCCGTCGTTAGAGCTTCGCATCTGATCGAAAGCCTTCGTCGTAATCTCTGCCCGCCATGCCATCCCGAAGACGACAAACGAGACGAGCGCAAGAACAGCAAAAAACGAAAGTGATTTTTCCATATTTCCTTTAGTCACTTAGTAAAAGCCAAACCATCAGCGCGCCGAAGCCAAGCCCGCCGACGATTAAAGGTGTTGGAATTTGCCCGGACGATGCGCCGGGCGGAGAAATTGAGCCTGTATTTTCTCCTTGACCCGACCCGCGCATCGCGTCGGCCTGCGCGATCACGTCGCGCGCGTAACCTTTCGCCGCCGTCGAGGGCGCGCCAAATTTGCCGGGGTCAAGGATGTGACCTTCGCCGCCGTTGTAGCCGGTCAAGGCGTCGCTGTAATTTCCGAACAAGCCCATGAGATAGCCCATGTAATTGCAATAACCTTGCATCGCAAGTACCGGGTCGTAGGCGTTGTTGTGCTGGCCCGATCCAAACCGCTTCCAAGTGTCGGGCATGAATTGAGCCATGCCTTTCTCGCCTGACGTTCCGGTCGAAGGGCCATAGACGACGGAGGGCGCAAAGTGCGCCGATTCACGATCCATCTGAACGAGCGCGATAAACGGGTCAAGGCCGCATCCGTTCGCAGAATCCATGACAAGCTGTTTTAATTCGTCTGTCGAAAGTCGAGCCATATCAATTTTGAGTTACATACATGTGGCTGACCTTGTGTATAACGTCGTCATTCGCCACAGCCGCTACGCTGACAACAAAATTTAAACTGTTATTGCCCATGTCGGCGACCGTGATGTCGCCGAACTGCGTGAAAGGATTGGCTTGCCCTAAAAATGGCAGCGACGCTGCAATGTAGCTTCGGCAAGTAGTCGCGCTTGTTCTGTATACTCTCCCGATCAAAACTATCTGTGTAGAGCTTAAAGTATTATTCCACGGAGCGGCGTTTAAGTTCTGCCCGCCGAAAGAGTAGGTGATAGTTTTCGAGTTACCGACACCTTGCAAGGTAAACTCGGCGACGTATTCGAGGAAATCCTTGTTTGCCCTTAGCGTGTTTGAAGGAATCGGCACGGTTATCAACGTGGTCGGGCCGGGAGCGACAAAGGCATGATCTGTCACGTCTTCAAAAATAGTTCGCGGTACGCCCACAAGATTCTCCGCGCCGCCCGAACGCCGGCGATTGCTTAAAATGTTTTGGTGTCTTTGGTCATAAGACAGCATGTAATTATTCGGCCCGCGTCGGCGACTCGTCGGCGATCAGCCAGTCAAGCAACGCCAATTCCATAGGCGAAATGGGAACGACGCCGGCGATCCTCTCGAACGGAATCGGATCGCCCCATAGCTCTATTTCCGTTTCTTTCATCAACTCTAAGGCTTGCTCGTTGTATTCCTTCGCGCCTTCAAAATTCGGCGGCTGATCTGGCGCATGCGCTGGCCCGACGCCACATTTGCGCGCGAGGTCTTCGAGCGATTCGGCGAGCGCGTCAATTTCAGGCTTCGCCGATCGAACAACGCGCGCGATCGCGTACGCTAGCTTGTGATGCTCTTTCGGGAATTCGCGGCCCGCGAGCTTCGTCAACGCCTGATAGCTTAGGTTGAGTTGATGAAGAGTAAGTTTCATGGATTAAGCCACAGCAAGCGCGATCGCGCTTGTCTGGTAAATATTCGTTCCGTCCGAATAGAAGTTGATGATGTCTCGCGCGCCCGCGCCCGCGCTCAGTGTCGGCGCAACGCCGCCGATAAATTTTGCCGTGCCTGGCCATGTTAGCGTGCGCCCGCCTGTACCGTCTTGAATGATAACAATCGTAAGCTTCGCGCTGTTTGGAATATTTGAAAAAGTAAAAGTCGCATTGCCCGCGCCGAAGGTGAATTGCTGAATGTTGCCTAGACTGAAATCAAGATTTTGTGTACCCGTGCCCGTGACGACGTTTCGCGGCGTGAAGACCGTTCCGCCCTTCGCAATGCCCGTATATGTGCCCGCCGCGTTGTTGTCGTTGATGATGAATTGCGCAATGTCAACGGTCGGCGTCGCTTCGGTCGAGACGATCAACGGCACGCGCGCGGCGTCGTCTGATCGGATGCCAGCTTGCGCGCCGAAGGTCGTTCCGGGCTTAACGACCATCAACTTTCCGGCCAAGGTGTCGCCGCCCTGTATCCTGATGACGCCGGCTGACACGGTCGTCTTCAATGATACTTCGGTGTTGCTTCCTTCCCACGACGGCCCGAACAGCACCGACTCATCAGGCGAGAAAACCGCGAGCGTCGGATTATGCGCGCCGGCCCGCTGATCGAAGAGAGACATAATCCGGCGATTTGCGCCGACCGCAGACGTCACGCCGAACGCTAGAATCTGACCAAATGCGCCGGGGTCAAATGTTGGGATGTTTATTTTCGTCGGTACGCCCGACGCTGCCGGCGTTGTAAAGGTCGTTGTCGTCGAGCTACTAAGCGTCAGAGGAAAGGCAGAGGTCAAAACGCCCGCGCCTTTTGCTGACAAGATCAGATTTAAATCCGCGCCCGCGCCCGACGCGCCAATCTCCGGGCTATTCCCTGCCGCCGCGTTTGCGACCGCGATGAAGTTGACGGCGCTTCCCGTCGCGGTCAACAAGATGATTTGATTTCCGTTCGCATCATCAATCGAGGTCGTGAACTGTGGCCGGGTCGCCCGGAGATTACCCGATCCGGCTGTGACGTTTGTTCCGTTCGACGTGAATCCGGTTATTCCGCCGAACGTGCCCGCCGCGTT